AACAGGAAATTTATAAACATTAAAAACCTCTTTATTTCTGCCTGTAGGTAATTGCTCATAATCAAGCAATTTATTATCTCTAAGAGTCCCAACTGCTTTAATGGCTGTTCTTTTATTTATGCCATATTTGGATTCCATAGTATCATAAGCAATGCAAGAAACAGGTAATTTAGTAATCTGCCCAAAGGGATTTGTTGTTTTCTGATTATCTATAATTGCATAAGTGAGTACCGCCATTGGGTCATTTGTTGTTAGTAGCCTGTTTGGTAATTGTAGAAACTGATTCATAGATAGCACATGAATTAGGATTGTCATAAGAAAATATTATCTGATTGTCTTTTACTAATCTGTTAAATCTTCCTGAGCCAAAAAATATTTTAGCCTCTTTTCTATTATTAAATGTCAAGTTTTCTGATTTGTAGTAAAGCATTGTTAGTTAAATTTTAATTATGAGTAATGATAATGTTGCCTATGCAAAAAATACACTAATTCCATAATAGTAAAAATTGATTAATATGGAATAGGTGCATTTTTTGCACTGCTTAATCTATTGTGTAATAGTAAAAAGATTTTCGGTCTTTGGTTAGACCGTGATGCTTTTTATACCCTAAATCTTTAATCCATTTACCAATTGCCCTAATATTGTCATTCACACCTGATACAATTGCCATTTCTCTTAGTTCTCTGTAAGAAATTCTGTCATTCATAATAAAAATTGTTAGTAGTCACTATTGATTTATCTGCTACAAATATATGAAATAAAATCACAAATTCCAAATAAAATCACAAAAAAATTTAGTGTAAATTGAAGATTTTTAAAATGTTAGCTCTACATACAGATTAAGCTGTTTTTTCAACCTAAACCAACCCAAATCTTAGCAAAGTCAGTGCAAACTGAATTTGCAGTATAGTGATTAGTATTTATTAGTTATTAGTATATACCTCACTGATGGGACACTCCGAACACCTCACTGATGGGACACTTTTATTTTCCTGCCTAATCTTTATCTTTAGTGTAAAAATACCATTGTTAGCTTTGTAAAGTGTAGAATGTATGTTGTTTTTTAGTGGTTTTATCTGTAGTGTGATGCTTTACATAGCTATGTCTCTTAATCCATAGGCCAATTGCAGCATAATTGTCATTTACATCTTCTTTTAGTGCCATCTGTCTCAGGTCTTCATAGGTAAATTTCTTTTCTCTAATCATTTTTAATTAAATTTAATGTTTCTCCTTATATATTATCTCATTTATTACACTACAAATATAGTGACAACTTTTTAAAATTCCAAATAAATTTATAACTTTTTTTAGTCATAACTTAATTTTTTTTGATATTGGGCTTAAAACTGCAACTTTAGGGCTTTTTCTAAATTTTTTGTGTTAAAAATTTTTTTTAATATTTGTTAATTTTTTTAACAAAAAAATTTGGATTTTTAATAAAAATGTATTATCTTTGTAGTATAAAAATATGTGTTATTTATGGAAACATTTGCATTGACTTTACATAGCATTTGCCTGTTTGGAATAGCTTTTTGTTTTGGAAGATACATAGGCATTAAAGAGACTTTAGATGAGCTAAAGAATAATAAAAAGAAGTAAAAACAATGAAAGAAGTTAGAAACTATCTTATTAAAAAGTATGGTGAAGTAAAGCCCGAATGGGAGGTTGTTTTGGAGATTTTGGAGGATGATGTTAATCTTTACAGAGAATGTAAAAAGAATATCAAGGAATATGGATTAATTATTGATGGTAAAAAGAATCCAATAATTCTCACACTTAGAGATTTACAGGTGCAAATACTTAAATGTGTAAAAGAATTAGGTCTTAGTCCTTATGCCATTAGTAGGATTAACATTAATGATGAAGATGAAACAGAAGATTTTATTGAAGGTTTGGTGAATGAATGATTATAGAGCCTACGCATTAGATGTAGTACAGGGCAATATTATTGCCTGCTCTTATGTAAAAGAAGCCTGTCAAAGATATTTGGATTTCTTTGACAAATATGATTTCAGACCTGATAAAGTGGATAGGGTTATTAACTTTATCAACAAGCTAAAACATTACACAGGCAAGTTTAATGGAAAGCCTTTTGAACTGTTGCCTTATTAGAAATGGATTATTTACAGTATCTTTGGATTCTATCATAAAGGGACAAATGATAGGGTAGTTAATTCTGTTTATATTGAGTTAGCAAGAAAACAAGGCAAAACAGCATTAGCTGCTGCAATCAATCTTTATATGTTAGTTGCAGACGGTGAAAATGGTGCGGAAGTTGAATTAGTTGCCAATAGTGCTAAACAGGCTAAAATCTGTTTTACTATGGCCTCCAACTTCTTACAGAGCATAGACAAAACAGGTAAGTATTTTAAGCGTTATAGAGACAGTATTAAGTTTGACAAAACCAAATCAATCTTACAGGTACTTAGTAGCGATGCAGGTGGTAATGACGGTTATAACTCTTATTGCTTTACACTTGATGAATGCCACGAACAACCTGATAGCAGGTTATGGGACGTAATGGTATCTTCGCAGGGTATGCGTAAGAATCCGTTAGCTATAGCAATCACTACAGCGGGATTTAATAAATTCGGATTCTGTTATGGCTACAGATAGAGTTGTATTAACATTTTAAAAGGACTTGCACAAGACGATTCACAATTTGCTGCTATATATACCTTAGATGATGAAGATGATTGGACTGATGAAAAGAATTGGATTAAGTCTAATCCTTCACTTGGTGTTACAGTGCAAAAGGAATATCTTAGAAATCAAGTCTTAAAAGCCAAAAATAATACAGCCTTAGAAGTCGGAGTAAGAACCAAAAACTTTAATCAGTGGGTTAGCTCTCAGGATATTTGGATTAGTGACGAACTATTACTTAATAGTTCAAAAGAAATTGATATGGATAATTTTAAAGATTATTATGGTTATGTGGGTGTTGACCTTAGTGCAGTATCAGATATTACAGCATTAAGTGTAATGATTCCTTATAATGACAAATACATCTTTAAGACCTATTATTACTTACCACAAACTTGTTTAGCCAATAACTCAAACTGTGAACTTTATAAGAAGTGGGCAAAACAGGGCTATCTTAGAATTACAGCAGGTAATGTAGTAGATTATGATTACATAAAGACAGACCTGCAAAAAGTATCTTCTACGGTGCTTATTAGTAAAGTTGCCTACGATTCTTATAATGCTACACAATGGGCAATAAGTTGTACAGAGGCAGGTTTGCCCTTAGAGCCATTCAGTCAGGCTTTATGGAACTTTAACCGTGCTACAAAAGAATTTGAAAGATTGATAAAACAAGGTAAGATAATTATTGACAACAATGAAATAACAAGGTGGATGTTTAGGAATGTAGCCTTAAAATATGACCATAATGATAACGTGAAACCTGTTAAAAATTCTGATATGCAGAAAATTGACGGTGTTATTGCTATGTTAGAAGCATTAGGCATTTACTTAAATGTTCCACATTATGACGTTGGTTTATGAATTGGAATATATTTAATTTTAATAAGAAAGAGGAAAGAGCAAATCCATTAGAATCGGTTAATGTATTGGAAAATTCATTGCCACTTACTTTCGGTAAGATTAACAACAGTTATGCAGCAATGAATTTACCCACTGTCTTTAGATGTGTGGATTTAATAAGTGATTCGGTTGCAATGCTACCAATTAAGAATTTTGATTATACATTCGGAAATCAAACTAAGTATGAATTTATGAAGTTGCTTATTCAGAGTGTTCTGATTAAAGGCAATGGCTTTGCACTTATCGGTAAGAACAAATCACTTAGATTTCTTAATTCAAATGATGTTCAAATCGTATATGATAAACTTAATCCTGCTGCTCTTTATTACACCTGCAATCTTATACCAAACAAACGTATTTATCCTAACGAAATCATTCATCTTAAAAAGTTTAGTTTTGATGGTGTTAATGGTAAGAGTGTAATTGATTTCGGGATTCGTTCAATTAAGATTGCTCACGCAAGTGAAAACAGTGCTTTAGGGCTGTTTGAAAATGGGTGTAACCTTGCAGGTGTTCTTAATGTTGAAGGACAGGTAAGCAGGGATTAGAGAGAGCAGATTAAGGTAGATTGGCAGAATACTATGTCCAATGGAGGAAATGGACTTGCAGTATTACAGGGCAATATGAAATATCAACCTGTTCAATTAAATGCACAGGATGCCCAATTACTTGAAAGCAGATTATTTCAGACCGAAGATATTTGTAGATTCTTTGGAATTAATCCTGTAATGGTTGGTGACTTATCCAAGTCTTCTTATAACACATTAGAAGCAGCACAACAGGAATTTTTAATGCACACCTTACAGCCTTATATCTGTATGGTAGAAGAGGAATTTGCAAAGAAACTACAAACAGACATTGACTTAGATGAATCTTACATTTTACAGACAGATAAACAGAAATTAGCGTCTTACTACTCAACTTTAGTAAGTCATGGAATCCTAACAATAAATGAAGTCCGTAAAGAAATGGGGTATGATGAAGTTGATGGAGGAAATCAAAATCTTATCCCTTTTACCAATACGGAAATGAACACTTTAAGCGATGCAAAAGATTTACACAAGAGCAACATTGAATCCGACAAATCAGGAAAGTCGGAGGATTGAAGGTTGTGCCATTGTATTTGGCAAATGGAGTAATGATTTAGGTGGCTTTACTGAGCGTATTCTGAAAAGTGCTATTACTCAGGAACTATTAGACAGTTCCGACATTATTGCCAACTGTGAGCACAACAGTGAAGATTATATGTTAGCACGCAGGCGCAACGGTGAAGGTACTTTAGATTTGGAATTGAGAGAAGATGGAGTTTATTTCGGATTTGATGCCCCTGATACTGAAAAGGGCAATGACATTCTTTATCACGTAAGGAATGGCAATATGTTTGAATGTTCCTTTGCCTTTACATTGCCTGAGAACAGAGCAGGCGAAAAATGGTACAAGGAAGATGGCAAACTTAAAAGGGACATCTTAAAGATTTCAGGTCTTTATGACATTTCTTTAGTAAGCCGTGCTGCTTACAGTGATACTTTTTGTTATACAAGAAGTATTCCACAAGAAGTTTTAGATGAATTTAAAGAATCTACTGTAGAAGTAGAAGAAAAAACAATTATTAATAATTCAAACAGTAAAAAAATTATGGAAAAGCGATTTTCGTTAGTAAATGCTATTAACAGCGTAGCAAACAATCAGAATGTAGATGATGTAACTATGACGGTAACTTCACAGGGTCGTGAGGAAATGCGTAAGGCAGGTATGTCATTCGGTGGTCAGATTCAATTGCCTGTAGAGGAATTGAGAAGTGCAGTTACTGTTGACGCAGAGGGTGAAGATGTAGTTGCAACCGATATTTACGATGTTCTTGCCCCTCTCCGTGCAAAGAATGTATTGGTTCAGGCAGGTGCTAAGTTCCTTACAGGTCTTGTAGGTGATGTTGACTGATGGGAATGCTGAGCATCTTAATTCAGAAATGAGTTAACTCTACAGGCTGTTGTAGAGACCTATATAATAAACTACTTAAATTGCAAGAATACCCTAAAGCCTTTTATACCACAACACAATCTGTGAAGGTAAATGTGATGGTTGAGAAATCAGAAAGAAATAAAAGGATGGTGCATGGTTAAATCCTAAACACTTATAGCAATGGGCAATTTGCAGCCAAGTATCTTTTTAAATAAAGATAAAGGTTCAGAGACTATCCCACAATGGGAGTACATAGAAAGTTCTATGGAAAGAGGTAGCATCCTTAATGGATGATAACATAGTCCAAACACTTATGAGAGTAAGTGCAGTTCTCTGAACTGATTTATAATTAACAACTATAAATAAATGTTATTCTTATATGGAAATAGGTATATATAAATGGACAAGTCCAAGTGGCAAATCATATATTGGACAAGCAATAAATTTAAAGAAAAGATGGAGGGAGTTTAGAAGACCCTCTAACATATATTACACTTCTAAAGGTTCAGCAATAGATAATGCAAGAGCCAAATATCCTGACTATGATAATCAATGGCAATATGAAATACTTGAATATTGCAAGGAAGAAGAACTTGATGAAAAGGAAACTTACTATATTGATTATTATGATACTTTCCACAATGGCTATAATGCTACAAGAGGAGGTGATGGAACTAAAGGAAGAAAAATGGAAGATTGGCAAAAGGAACTTTGTAGTAAAGTAGCCAAAGAAAGATGGGAACAAGGTTTTAATCATTCTTGGTTATCTACAGAAGAAGGTGCTGAATGGTTAAGAAATCATCAACAATATGAAAGAACTGATGATATTAGAAATTCAATTAGTCTTTCACTTAAAGAATACTACAAAGATAATTCAAGTGCAAGAGCCAAAAAGTGTAAGGTGTATGATAAAGATGGAAATTTTATTGCAGAATATGATTCTATTAGCCAAGCAGCCAAGGCACATAATTGTGACCAAGGTCAAGTTAGTAGAGCCATAAAAAGAAATAGACTTGTCAAAGGATTACTATTTTCAAAGGAATAAAGTCAGATTCCGATTATGACCGCTTCTAATGTAAGTTGGGCAGGTGAAACTGCTGATGCTTCGGATGGTGCAGGTTCTTTCAGCAAAGTAACTCTTTCGCCTAAGCGTCTTACTGCTTACATTGATATTTCAAAACAGCTTTTGAATCAGGATAGCGCAGGTGTAGAGGCTATGATTCGTCAGGACATTGTAAATGCTATTAATAGCAAACTTGAAGATACTATTTTGGGTTCTGAAGATGGTGCTGTTTCAGGTGGCCCTGATGGTATGTTCTTTGGTAAGACCCCAACAGAGGGTGTAACAACTATGGCAAAGGTTGCAGAGGTTGAAGCCACTGTAGAGAATGCAAATGTTATTGGTGATTGCAAGTGGGTTGTATCACCTTCATTTAAGGCTGCTTTGCGTAGTGCTGCAAAAGGCGCTAATGTAAGTGAATCACTTTATGCTAATGGTGAAATTGACGGTACACAGGCACTTTCAACAGGTCACGTGGCAAAGCGTGTTGGTGATGATGCCGTTGATAAGGCTTATGCCATTTATGGTGACTTCTCTAACCTTGCAATTGGTCAATGGGGAGCTATTGATTTGACCGTCGATAACTACACTCAGGCTACTAAGGGTTGTGTTCGTCTTGTTATCAATGCTTACTTTGATGCTAAGGTTTTGCGTAGTGCTGCCTTTGCTTATGCTACAACTTATTCTGCATAATGTACGTATCACTTACGGATATTAAGAAACATCTAAACATAGATGAATCTTATACAGGTGATGATTCCTATCTGACAGACCTAATATTGGTTGCAGAATCCGTAATTGCAAAGCATATTGATTCCAATTTAGATAGTTTGGAGGATGGGGAGGGCAATTTGCCTTCCCCTTTAATCCACGCTATAAAACTATTCGTGGGCAATATGTATGCAAACAGGGAGAGTGTTGCATTTGCACAATCTTACAACATACCTAATTCTTATGATTATCTATTAAGTCTTTATAAGAATTACTTAGGAGTTTCGGCCACTTCTTAATAATTTCTCAATATGATAAGGTCGGGACTTCTAAACAAGGTTATAACCCTTAAATATCCCTCTACACAAGTTAATGATTATGGAGAGGAGGTTATAACATACGACCCAAAAGACAATGTTACTACTAAAGCAAGAGTTGTTTTTAATAAGAATGACAGGGAAGTCATTAATAATGAAATAGTATATCCTTTAAATCTTACCTTTACAGTTAGAAGCTATCACACAATCAATGATAGCACTGTTATTAACTATAACAATAAAGATTACAGGATTCTTAGTATTAATGATTGTACAGTCGGAGAAATTAACATAATAGCGGAACTTATTAATGATTGAAGTTGATAATAAGAAAGTGCTGTTAATGTTTGCCAATCTTAATAGTAAGAAACAGGCAAAAGTTTATCGACAGGCATTAAAGAAAAGTGCCCAAATACTTGTAAAGGAAACCAAACAACAATTAAAGAAATCAGTGCATAAAATCAATACCAAACACACTACTAAAAGCGGAGAAACTTATTCATTAAGTCGTGGTATTAAAAGCACTGTTAAGAAGGATGGTTTACAAGCCAAAGTTCACATTATGGGAGACTTTAGATTAAAGTTCTTTGAGATGGGAACCAAGCCGCGTTATTTGAGACGTAAAAAGAAGGCTTATAGAGGTAAGATTACACCTTACAAGTTCTTTTACAAGTCACAACGATTAAAGGAAAAAGAAGTATTTGATTCTATCAACAAAAACATTAAAGACGCTATCTTAAAAGTGGCTAAGAAATGATTAAAGAAGTAGGTAAAATATTATATGATTTACTTTCATCGGTAGAAATATCGGATAATGTGAATCTTACAAATATCTTCCCTTTAATTGCTGAAAATGGCACTACCTTCCCATTCGTTACTTATAAAAGAGTTTCTTGCAGTGAAAACACTAAAGACTATTCTACAGAAGCCGTTGTAGATTTGACGGTTTGTAACAACACTTATGATGGGTCGGTCGATATTGCTGATAAGATTATTACAGCACTTAAAGGAACAAAAGAAGATGCAAGAATTGATATATTAGATACTTCGGAAGACTATAATGAAGATACTTATATTTAGAACATTCAAATTAAAATAAAGAATTATGGCTAAGAATGATATTACACAGGGTAACGACTTGATGATTTTTGTTAATACAGGTACTGAATAGTCACCTGCTTATAAAACCATTGCTTGCGCTACCAATCACACTTTAACTATTAGCACTGAGACCTCAGACACTTCACATAAGGATATCGATGGTAGTTGGAAATCAAGTGCAGTTAAGTCTTTGAGTTGGGAAATCAGCACTGAGAACCTATTTACTGTTGACGGTAAGGGTCAGGATTACTACGACCTTTTCGATGCAATGACAGGCAAACAGGAACTTAGTGTAGTGTTTGGCTTAAAGAGTTCTGCAACTATTGATGCTGATAATGGTTGGACTTTGGACACCGCCAACATTAACTACAAGGGCAATGTAATCATTACCTCACTTACCCTTAATGCACCTAACGGAGACAATGCATCTTATTCTGCTACCTTTACAGGTGTAGGAGAATTAAGCAAAGCTCCGGCTGTCTAATTACAGATTTAAGGGAGGATTA